CAGTCCCACAAACACCTGCACATGAGATAAATTTTGAGGTAATTAAGTCACTAGATGACTTTTTCTACTCTGAAAAGTTCATCGCGCTAGCTGTCGGCCCCGTTGGTTCGACTAAAACGACAGCCGGTATTATGAAAATACTACATCACGCAGCCGTAATGGCACCGTGTAAGGACGGTGTAAGACGCTCGAGAGCCATTTGGGTACGTAATACGCGAGAGCAATTACGTGATACATCCATACCAGACTTTATGAAGTGGATACCTGATGGCATTATGGGATCGTTTCTTAAGACGGAATACAAATTCGTTATAAAAGTTGGTGACATAGAGTGTGAAGTCTTGTTCCGTGGTTTAGATGACGCGAACGACGTACGTCGACTGTTATCTCTTCAGGCGTCCTTTTTTATATTCGACGAGTTTAGAGAAATTCACCCGGACATTTTTAACGCTGCACAGGGTCGTCTAGGACGTTACCCGGATAAGATGATGAACGGGGTAGGTTGTAAGTCGGATGATGGAGTGCCTAACGCCCACCTGTGGGGGATGACTAATCCGCCAGACCAGGATACCTTTTGGGAAGACCTCCTTAGTGAGCCGCCTGACAACTGTCATGTATCTATTCAGCCTAGTGGTCTAGCACCGGAAGCAGACTGGACGCAGTTCCTACCAGATGATTACTACGATAACCTTGCGAAGGGTAAAACTGGTGACTGGATCGACGTATATATCCACGCTAAGTTTGGTAAATCGTTGGCAGGGCAGCCTGTATTTAAGGCGTTCGATAGGCCTAACCACACGGCGAAGGAATCCATAACACCGATGTTCAGCGAATCTCCGATACTGATAGGTATTGATGCCGGGCTTACCCCGGCAGCTGTAATCGGGCAGATAATATATGATGGTCGCTTGGTTATATACGACTCGATAATCTCAGAAGACATGGGGGCTCTTAGATTTGTTAGAGAAAAATTAAAGCCTCTGTTAGCTAATAAGTTTCCAGGGCGTAGTTCGCTAGTTATAATCGATCCTGCAGCATTTCAAAGAGCGCAGACAGATGAGAGAACAGTAGCTGACATATATAGAGCTGAAGGATTTTCTATAAAAGCTGCGAAAACGAACTCGGTAGCGGCACGACTGGCAGCTGTAGAAAAATACATGACCCGTGTTGTAGATGGGAAGTACGGTCTTATGATAGACCACGAGGCTGCGAACTCGTTGGTTCAAGCACTGGCGGGTAAGTATCGATACAAAATAAATAACAAGGGAGTGAAAGATGAGAAACCAGAGAAGTCACACCCATGGTCTGATGTTGCTGATGCGTTCCAGTACTTATGTCTGCATGCAGATGGAGGCGAAGTGTTTGGAACGATAGCTACCCAGGGTAAACGTAGACAGGTACAGAAGGTTTCTTCCGGTGGGTGGACGTGAAGGTAACTGATGAGAATTATGCTCCCAATTGGGAATGGCACAGGAATACTAAATGGAAATAATAGTATGTTGACAACGTCCCGTTCAGCTGGTAGCATATTAGCATATTCATGTTAATATGAGGAAATTATGCCACAGTTAGGTGCTGCTCTAATTCCCGTAGCTCGTGCGTCCGATCTTGAGAATATGGCGCGTCGCGAATCGGAAGAAATACAACAAAGTGAGTTGCTTGTAGGTTTAGCTTCGCATACGCGTAAGCGCTGGACTACTATGCGTGACCACAAGAAGAAAGATATCGAGCCTCGCCTGGTAGAAACTGCTCGTGCTCGTAACATGGAGTATGAACCTTCGAAACTTGCTGAAATCAAAGCGCAAGGTGGCTCAGAGTTATTCATGGGTATTGTTAGTACGAAATGTCGTACGGCCACTGCGTGGTTAAGAGATACTCTATTAGGCACAGGTGACGATAAACCTTGGTCTATCTCAGCTACTCCTATTCCAGAAGTTCCACCAGAATTAATTGACCGCCTACAAGGTATTATGCAGCAGAATTTGCAGCAGCACTACGAGATGGGTGGCGAGAATATAGACGAAACGGCATTAAAACAGCTAGCGTCAGAGATGAAAGATACTGCTATGCGTGAGATGAAGCACGACGCTGGAAAACGTGTTGAACGTATGGAGCAGAAAATGGAAGACCAGCTCCTAGAGGGCGGGTTCATTAAAGCATTATTTGAATTCACGAACGATGTAGCTACGTATCCGTTCGCAGTACTTAAAGGGCCTGTTCCGCGTAAACGTAAGACGTTGAAGTGGGATGGCGGAGAGTTAGTTCCTACAGAAATCGTTCGTGATGAGTGGGAAAGAGTTGACCCTTACAAATTCTACTGGGCACCGTGGGGTGATGACATTCAGAATATGCCTGTAATAGAGATTCACCACCTAACTAGGGAAGACGTCGAGGCTATGATAGGCGTCGAGGGGTACGACGAGGCGTCAGTACGAGCGTTGCTGTCGGACTTCGGTGTAGGCGGTTTCGACTGGTTAGACCGTGATGACTCTGAGTTTGAAGTCTTAGAAGGTAAAGATTTTGAAGGGTCTAGCTCAGACCTTATTGCTGCAATTCAACTATGGGACTCTATACCAGGTACGCTACTAATTGAGTGGGGTATGGATGAGTCTGAGATTGAAGACCCTCAGCTATCGTATCCTTGTGAAGTATGGATGGTTGACAAAACAGTTATTAAAGCTGTGCTTAACTATGACCCAATCGGGCGTAAACCGTATTACACCACGTCGTTCGAGAAGGTCCCAGGACGTATCGACGGTAACGGTGTTTCAGACTTATGTATGGACGCGCAGAATATGTGTAACGCTGCAGCTCGGGCACTAGCTAACAATATGGGTATTAGTTCTGGCCCGCAGGTAGGAGTGAACGTAAGTCGCTTACCAGCAGGGGAAGACATTACGCAGATGTATCCTTGGAAAATATGGCAGTTCCAGCAGTCTGAGTACGGTGATGCTTCCGCTCCGATAAACTTCTTCCAGCCTAACTCTAATGCGTCAGAGCTTTTGGCAGTGTTTGATAGGTTTATGGATATAGCTGATGATATTACAGGTATTCCTAAATATATGACGGGGCAGCATGTCCCAGGTGCAGGCCGTACGTCGTCCGGTCTGTCTATGTTAATTTCTAACGCAGGTAAGAGTATTAAGCAGGTAATCGGTAACATCGACCACGATGTACTATCTCCTATGCTTGAACGACAGTACCAGAGAAACCTTCGTTATAGTAATGACCCGGATTTGATAGGTGATGTACAAGTTATTGCAAGAGGCGCGACTTCGCTGGTCGTTAAGGAAGCTGAGGCTGTCCGTAAAACTGAGTTCTTACGTCTGGTACTGGAAAGCCCTGTTGCACAGCAAATTGTTGGCTTACCAGGAACGGCTGAACTTATGCGCGACCTCGCTGGAAATCTCAATACCAATATTGACAGGCTTGTGCCGTCTCGTGAAGAAATCCAAAAACAACAGGCGATGCAGCAACAACAGCAGCAAGAAATGATGATGCAGCAGATGGCAGCAGAACAAGGTGCGAATTTACAAGAAGACGGTACAGAGATGGGCGGGCGCCAAGATAACTATATGAGCCCTAAGCCAAATGGAAATTGAAAATAACTAGTACATTCTAGTTTTATTAGGTATTATGTAAGTAAATGATTAATGTTAACAAGCTAGATGTCCAGGTTTTAAGAGTATTACTTAGCTTAAGAGAACCCGGAAACAACAAGCTGTTAACCCTTTTTGAGAATGAACTCGAAGAGGCTAAGCAGAAGTTGGTACGCGCAAACGAAACGGTAATAATCCACCGTTTGCAAGGACGAGCAGAAGCATTCGAAGATTTACTGAAAGCGGTCGAAGAATCGCAGAAGGTAGTTGGGGAGCGTTAAGAGATTAACGCATTTGTTAAGCACACCATAACGGGAGCAGCATACCAATAGGACGCTGCAAAACAGAGTTGGTGCTTTAAGGAGAAAGAAATGGCATTGCCAAAACAAGTGCAGGCACAGCTTGCGGAAGTTGAAGAGTTAGAGAAAAAACTGAGCGCCCAAGGCGAAACTAAGGAAGAAGGCGAGAAGCCAACCTTAGAAGTAGTTGAGGATACCGAAGTCGAAGTAGACGACGAACAACCTACGAAAGAAGCAGCACTAGAAGAAGCAAGGCCGGCTGACACTTCTGAAGGAGTAACAGATGAGTTTAAGCAAAAGTATAGTACTTTAAAAGGTAAATATGATGCTGAAGTACCTAGACTGCACCAGCAGGTTAGGGAACTTACAGACCAGTTAAATAGTATTCGAAAGGATATTGAAACTGTGAAGAAAGTTGAGTCTGAGAAAGCTAAAGAAAAGGTTAGTTATATAACCGATGCTGATCGAGAAGAGTACGGTGATGATTTGATTGATTTCCAACGTCGTGTTGCGAAAGAAGTATCTCAGGATTATGAGACACGTTTTGAGCAACAGGAGAAAGTAATTGCAGAGCTACGTGATAGCGTTGCAAATACCGGAGACCAAGTTGGCGAGGTAAGTTTTTCTCAGAAACTAAATGTTTTAGTTCCTGGGTTTGACCAACTTGACAACGACGAACGTTGGGTAGCGTGGCTAAATGAGTATGACCCTATGTCTAGGGGGCCTCGCAGAGATCAAGCTCAGAACGCGTTCAACACGGGAGATGCAGAAGCGGTAGCTCACTATGTGAAGTTATTCCGTGAAAGTGTTGACCCAGTTGTGCAAGGAAAGAGCAGTCGCCAATCTGAGATCGAAAAGCAGGTAACTCCGAATCGTTCATCTAACTCTAGCAGTACTAAGAGTGTTAGTCGAGGGGACAAGGTGTATTCAGCCCGAGAGGTTGAGACAGCTTGGACTAAGATACGCACACTAAATACTAAGGGTAAGTTGGACGCTGCGGAAAAACTTGAAGCTGAGTTAACGTTAGCTTATATGGAAGGACGAGTTAAAAGCTAGTCACGATTATAGGTAGCCGTTAGCCGACAAAACTGTTTAACTTTATAAGGAGTAATAAAAATGGCTACTGTATTTCCTACAACTGGTAGTTTCACCACGAGCCCGACTTATTCAGGTAGTTTTATCCCACAATTGTGGTCGAATAAACTGAATGCTAAGTTCTATGCAAACACAATGATGACTGACATCGCCAATACCGACTGGGAAGGCGAAATCAAGAATCAAGGCGATACTATTCGTATTCGCACTGCACCATCAATCACAATTAATGACTACACCGCTGGTGGCACATTAACGAGCCAAGTTCCTGTACCTATCTTCCAAGATATGCAGATTAACAAAGGTAAATATTTCAGTGTTCAAATTAACGACGTATTAGCGCACCAAGCTGATATTGAATTAATGAATACATTCACAGACGACGCTGCGAAACAATTAAAGATTTCTATCGAAAACGAAGCTTTCTTTCAATGGTTTGTAACTGAAGGTGCTCACGCTAATAATAAAGGTGCAACAGCTGGTAGCATTTCAGCTAGTTATAACTTAGGTACTGATGGTACTCCAGTACCA